GAGGGGCGGCTCGTACCAGCGGCCATTGTGCATGGCCTCCAGGTAATCGAACACCTCCCGCTGACTGAGCACGGGCACCGGCTCGCCAAAGCTGAACGCCTCGATGGCCTCGCCGGGTTGCTGGGTCGCCGTCACCGGCGAGGTATGGCGCTGCTGGCGGCGCTTTCTCATGCGAAAATCTCCATCATGCTGGTATTGGTACCGGTGGCACCTGCCAGCGGTTCGTGTAACAGGGCCTGCATCGTGGCCCAGGCAATGTCGGCGTGGCTGGTCTCATCAGAGCGGCTGGCCTCGAAGGTCGGCAGCTTGCCGCCCGCGGTCACGGCGCGGCGGATGCTCATAAACGCCTGGGCCAGGTCAGTCCAACCACTGTCGAATTCCAAGCGCCCCTTGTTCATCACGTCCTGGGCCTTCATCACCATCTGGATTTTCACGCTCGGGTTGTACTGGATGGGGGTCGCCGCCGGGTAGAACTGCTTCACCAGCTGGTAAACCCCCTCCCCGATCCCGGTCGTGTCGATGCCGATGTAGCCCACGTTGTAGCGCTCGCACATGGCTTTGATGGCCCGCGCCTGGGCGTCGAAGTCCATCCCGCTCCAGCGGTGACGCTCCAGCACCCGGAACTTGCCGCCCGGTACCGCCGGCGGGGCCAGCACTGCGCAACCCGCGCTATCCCCCTGCCCGCCCTTGGCCGGGTCATAGCCGATCCACACCGGCCGGTTACCCATTGGTCGCATGGCAAAATGCTTATAGTCCTCCCATACCTCCCAGCTATCGACCATGCACCGCTGCAACATCGCCAACGGGAACACGCTCGAGGTGTCATCCATGAAGATGCACATCAACAGGTTGAGGTATTCATCATCGGAATACTCGCTGCGCAGCTGATCCAGGTCGAACAGGTCACAGCCACCGCGCACCGCATCCTCGACCGTGACAATCTGCCGCCACTGACCATCGGCGCACAGCTTGCCGCCTGACAGATTGGCGTGGCTCAGATCTATCTCGACCCGGTCGGCCTTGGGCTTGCCACGGTTGAAGTTGGCCCCAGACCAGAACGCATAGGCGGGATGGGATAGGCTGGACGGGGTGGAGATGTAGGTCTGACGCCACTTCTTGTGCATCGCCATGCCGGAGGCCACCTTGCGGAACTCAAGGAAGCCATGGATCCAGAAATACTCATCCATGTAGATATTGCCATGGTAGCTCTGGGCGGTGCGGGCGTTGGTACCGAGGAAGTAGAGGTGCGCCCCGTTCGGCAGCACCATGGGGTCGCCCTTGAGCTCCACCCCCTCCTCCTTGGCAAACTGGATGATGTACTGCTTGAACACATGGGCTTGCGCCTTGCTGGCAGACAGAAAAATTTGGTTTCGCCCCGTGACCAAGGCATCGATGAAGGCTTCAAAGGCAAAGAAGTAGGTCGCCCCAATCTGGCGCGACTTGAGCAGATTGCGGATCCGGTGCTGGTTGCCAGCCTCGTACCAGGTGCGCTGGTAGCCAAACATAGTCGACTCGAAGCGCTCGATCAGCCTCTCCTGCTGCTCGGGCTCCACCACGTTGCGCTCGGGGGCCTTCTTCGGCCCCCTGTTGCGGTTCGCCACCTTGGGATTGAGGTCAGCCTCGTTGCCGCCGTTGCTGTATTTGTGAACCCGGGCGATGCGCTCCAACTGCCTGCCCAGCAGGTCAATCTCCTTGAAATCGCCGCCGGTTTTCACCTCCTTGGCGATCAGCTGGCACATCCGCGCCTCGATGGCGAAGTCGACCCGGTCAATGGGTTTGATGTCATCCCAGCCGTCGCGGGATTTCCAGGTGCCGACCGTCCCTTCCGGGGTCGCCAGCAGCTCCGCAATGGCTCGGATCTTGTACCCCTGAAAGTACAGGTGCATCGCCTGCCTGCGGGGTTCGATATGGGGGAAGAGTAAGGGTGCTGTCATGGCGCCAGTCTACCCAGCACGCCAAACACAAAGCGCGCGCCCCCGTTGTATACAGCGGTTTTACAACAGCCACAGATTGAAGGATCTGGCGCACAAACCAGACCATGAGCCCGACCAGAAACCCAATCACCAAAGGGATCCCAGCTCATGCCTAAGTCCAAATTTTTCCGCGTCGCCGTCGAGGGGGGCACGACCGACGGGCGCACCATCACCCGCGAGTGGATTGAACAGATGGCCAAGCGCTACAACCAGTCCACCTACGGCGCGCGGGTCAATATGGAACACATCCGGGGCTATGACCCGAACGGTCAGTTCAAGATGTACGGCGACATCACCGCCGCCAAGACCGAAGAGGTCGACATGGAAGGTGAAAAACGCCTGGCCCTGTTCGTGCAGATCGACCCGACCCCAGAGCTGGTCGAACTGAACAAGAAGCGCCAGAAGGTCTACACCTCCGTCGAAATCCACCCGAACCTGAATGAAAAGGGCGCCTACCTGATGGGGCTGGCAGTCACCGACAGCCCGGCCAGCCTTGGTACTGAAATGCTGGAGTTCTGCAGCAAAGCGAAGGTCAACCCACTGGCCGAGCGCAAGCAGCACAAAGAGTGCCTGTTCACCGAAGCGCTGGAAACCGTCATCGAGTTTGAAAGCGAAGGTGACAAAGGCCCCGGTCTGCTGGAACGGGTCACCGCGCTGTTCTCCACCCACAAGAAGCAATCCACCGCCGATTTCAGCGACGTGCATCAGGCCGTCGAAGCCGTGGCGAAAGAAGTCACCAGCCTTGATGCCGACCTGCAGAAGAAGTTCACCGAGCAGGCCAAGGCCATCACCGAGCTGACCAGCAAGCAGGATGCCACCGCCAAAGCGCTGGCCGACCTCACCGCCAAGCTGGAGGACCAGGAAGAGATCAGCCACAAGCGCGATCCCGCCACCGGCTCCCAAGGCGCCACCATCGAAACCGACTGCTAAGGATCATGCCCAATGCGTAACGAAACCCGCCAGAAGTTCAACGAGTTCACCGGCAAGGTGGCCAAACTCAACGCCATCACCAGCGCCATGGTGCAGTTCAACGTGCAGCCGACCGTCCAGCAGACCTTGGAAACCAAGATGCAGGAGTCGGTCGCCTTCCTCGGCCTGATCAACGTCATCCCGGTCGATGAGATGAAAGGCCAAAAGGTCGGTATCGGCATCACCAGCACCATCGCCGGTCGCACCAACACCGACACCAAAGACCGCCAGCCCAACAGCCCGCACGGTCTCTACGACCAGAGTTACGAATGCGCCCAGACCAACTTCGACACCCAGATCGGCTACGGCCAGATCGATGCCTGGGCAAAATTCCCCGACTTCCAGACCCGTGTCCGTGACGCCATCCTCACCCGTCAGGGGCTGGACCGCATCATGATCGGCTGGCATGGCACCAGCGCCGAAGCCGACACCGACCGCAACGCCAACCCCTTGCTGCAAGATGTGAACAAGGGCTGGCTGCAGCACATCCGCACCGACGCCCCGGCCCAGGTCATGAGTGAGGGCACCGTAGGCAGCGGCAAGATCTACGTGGATACCGCTGACGGCGATTACAAAAACATCGACGCTCTGGTATTCGACGTTGTGAGCGAGCTGATCAAGCCATGGTATCAGGACGATACCGATCTGGTGGTCATCTGCGGTCGCAAGATGCTCTCCGACAAATACTTCCCCATCATCAACGACGCGGGCGACAACCAGAACAAGCTGGCCGGTCAGGTGCTGGTGAGCCAGAAACAGATCGGAGGCCTCAAGGCCGTGCGCGTCCCCTTCTTCCCCGAAGACAAGCTGCTCATCACCAAGCTCAGCAACCTCTCCATCTACTGGCAGAGCGGGGCCCGCCGTCGTTACATCGAAGACGAGCCCAAGCGCAACCGCGTCGTCAACTACGAAAGCTCCAACGACGCCTACGTGGTCGAGGACTACGACTGCGCCGGCCTGGTCGAAAACATCGTCATCGGGCCTCGGCCGTAAGGGGATAGCATGACACCCGCCCGTCGCCACCGCGAAAGAGTACTGGCCGCCCTGCAAGGGGCGGCCAATCCCCAATTCGACCAGATGCGCGCCAACGCCTACGAGCTGCAGCTGATGCAGCTGGCCGAACACCGCCGCACCCTCAAGGGCATCCAGAGCATTGAGCGCAAGATCGACGCCAAGCGCACCATGCTGGGCGTCTACAAGCCGTGGATTGATGGCCTGCTGGCCGCCGACCGGGGCGGACAAGATGACGTCCTCGTCACCGTCATGCTCTGGACCCTCGACACCGGCGATCTGGAAGGTGCCCTACCCATGGCGTCCTACGTGCTCCGCCATGGGCTCAGTACCCCGGACCGCTATGAGCGCACGGCCGCCACCATGATCGCCGAAGAGGTCGCCGATACCGCCATCAAGCAACAAGAAGCCGGAGCGGGTCCATCCACGTCGTTGCTAGGCCAATACATGGCCAGGCTGCATGGAAGCGACATCTTCGACCAGGTGCGCGCCAAGCTGCACAAGGCGGTGGGCCGTGCCTGCCTCGCCGATGGACTCAAACAGCAGGCAGCCGAGCACTACCGGCGCGCCATCGAGCTGCATGACAAGGTCGGCATCAAAAAAGAGCTCGAAGTGCTCGAGCGCGAACTGAAAAAAGAACAGCAGCCCGACGCCACCGGCGGCGGCAGCTAACCGAGCGAACCCCGCACCCTGGGCGGCTCGGGCCTGACGAATGCCAACGGCATACCAGACGGCCCGACCACCGCCCAACCACCGGGGGAAGGAGCAGCCATGACCTCAGGATTCATCCCCACCAATCCGGCCAGCAAAGACGAAGGCGAGATCAGCAGCGCCCCGTTCTGGCCGGTCATCAAACTGGCCGACCTGCGCGCTATCATGCGTACCGATGGCACCATCACCACCGAGCGGCTGCGCCATGCCGTGATCGACGCCATCGCCGACGTCAACAGCGACCTGAGCGGCTGGGCCATCAACCGTCAGGGCGACGGTTACACCGCACTGGCCGACGTGCCATCAGAGAGCATCGCCACCGAATCCGTGCTGGTGCACTGGTATCGCCGCGCCGTCTACAGCATGGCCCGCGCCAACCTATACGAGCGCTACCTCGACAGCACAGCCACTGCTGACGCGGTCAAAGACGCCGAGCCGC